ACAGATTGGTGGGGATGCCATCAGCTACAACGACGACATTGTGCCCAGCCTGAAAAACGGGCGTTTCCAAATCAACGTATGGGCAGATACGCGGGCAAGTGCAAGCAGCATCATTTTGCAGGTTGAGTCTGCCATGGTACTTGCGCAATCTTTTCAAGCCAGGCCAATAGGTGCAGCGTCGAACGACTACGACCACGACATGCTGACCTACGGGGCAATGCAAGATTTCAACGTGACCTCTACCAGGTAGAGGTCAAAACCACCAACAAACGAAAGCACCCTAGTGGTGCTTTTTTTGTGCCCGCAAGGGCTTTACAGCAACCCGCTCGACGCAAGTTTGGCGGGTTTTTTTACGCCCTTTGCGGGCAATTCGTTCATTTAAAGGAAATTATTATGGCCTCAGTCCCTACAGGTACTATTTTTTCCGTTGCCACCGCCTTTGCAGCCGCAAAGACAGTCAGCGGTATCTCCAACGCAACCGAAGCGATCGTATCAAGCACCGCACACGGCTTTTCCACAGGCGACATTGTTCAGCTGTATAGCGGCTGGGGTCGGCTGAACCGCCGCGTTGTTCGCGTCAAGTCTTCTTTGGCAGACTCTTTTGTGGCCGAGGGCATCAACACCGTCAACACCGACTTCTTCCCATCAGGGTCGGGTGGCGGATCGGTGCGCAAAGTAACTACGTTCCAGCAGATCAACAAGATCGTCAACCCAACCTCCAGCGGGGGCGAGCCGAAGAACATCACGGTCAAGTTTCTTGAGTCGGATGTAGAGGACTCAATCAACGACGGCTTCACGGCGGTCACCGAGTCTTTTGAGATTGACGCTGACGAGTTTGGCGGCACAGCCTACGCCGCGCTGGTGCAGTTGTCTGAAGTGCAGACTGACACCGTGCTGAAGAAAACGCTGCGCTCTGGCGCCATCATCCTCACGCCTAGCCGCGTGTCGCTGAACGAAAACGTCAAGATGACAGACGGTCAGATCATGACCAATGCGGTATCCATCAACGGCAACGGCAAGATCACCCGCTACGTATCTTAAGAAGTACCTACCCGGCTTGTTTCGCTCTTAGCAGGGCGGGCAGGCTGGGCAAGGGCATTTTGTAACCCTGCTAAGGAAAAACAATGGCAAAAATTTCACTTGGGAAAACCCCAAAATCATTCAAACGCGTCATCACTGTTGACATGCTTGACGGCACTAAAGGCTCGATTGAATGCGAGTTCAAGTACCGCACACGCACCGAATTTGGTGCATTCCTTGACGGCATCTTTGCTGACGCTGGTGTCAAACCAACCGATACCGATGAAAAGGTGGCCATTGCCGAGATCATGGAAAAAACCCGTGATACCAACGCCGACTACCTTATTCAAGTGCTTGACGGGTGGAACCTTGACGATGAATTGAACAAGACCAACCTGCAACAACTTTGCGATGAATTCCCCGGTGTTTCAAACAGCATCATGGAAACCTACCGCACCGCTGTAACAGAAGGCCGTACAAAAAACTGATTGAGGCCGCTACTGCCCTTTACGCATCACAGCCCACCGAAGAATCCCTTGCAGGCACAGGATTAACCCTTGCTGACTACGAGGGCGAAGAGGTGGAGGTGTGGGAGGAAAACACCGAAGTTTTCAAGCTGTTTGCGAGGCTTGGAACAAGATGGATGCACGGCATGAGCGGCCCTGTAGGACTACGGTACGAGGCAATATATCCGCTGCTTGACAGAATGAATTTATCCCCAGAAAAATGGGATGAAATGCTGCTTGATATTGAGCTAATGGAGCGATCTGCGCTTGCAGAAATGCACAAGAAAAGTTAAAATAGACGAGCCTGAAAGGTGTACCACCACCAATCAGGCTCTAACCACACAACCTGAATAAGAGGTCATCATGGCTGACGAAATTATAGGTGTCGCGCAAAAGGCTGCGTTTGACTACAGCACCCCTCGCGTATGTAAAAAGTGTGGCGTTCTGTTTTCTGGCAGAGGGTGTAAAGAGTGTCATAACGCCGCAAGGCGAGATCGCCGAAAAGCGAACCCCGAAAAGGAAAAGCCGTATGCTGCCGCGTACAGGCAGAAGCACAGAGAAGAAATAGCTAAAAAAGCGGTTGAGTACAGAAAGCTGAATCCAGATGTTGTAAGCGAGATAAAGCTGAGGTATAGGCAGAAAAATAAAGTGGCTATCGGCCTGCAAGCAAGAGCAGCGTACATTAAAAACAGAGAGGCTAGGTTAGCGAATTCGGCTGAGTACCGCAAAAATAATAAAGACAAGAAGCGCATTGCTGCACGAAGGTATCGCCTAGAAAACCCAGATAAAGTTAAGGCTGCGTATGCAGCCTGGGCAAAAGCAAACCCAGAGGCCAACCGCGTAAGGGTGCAAAACCGAAGGGCTAGAAAGTTAGCTAACGGGGGTGAGTGCTCAAAAGGGTTGGTGGATAAATTACTTATTCTGCAAAAAGGAAAGTGCCCATGCTGCGGCAATAGCTTGGGAAAGGATTACCACCTAGACCACATAGTTCCACTAGCTAGAGGCGGTAGTAATTCAGATAGCAATATGCAGTTATTGACAAAAGTCTGCAACATGCAGAAACACGCAAAAGACCCGGTAGATTTCATGCAAGAGCGTGGATTTCTAATTTAGCTAGTAACCAACTCAAGCCCAAAGCCCGCACCAACCACGCGGGCTTTTTTATTAAGACTAAAAATGGCAAACGAGCGCGCAGAGATTGAAATTGTTGTTAACGGCGGGCAAGCAAAGCAGTCGCTTAACGACATTGCCAAAGCCGTTGATGGCGTTGCCGTATCTGCTGACAACGCTGGCGCATCGATGTCAAAGGTCGGTGACGAAGTAAAGATTGAAAAAGTTAGCGGTAAAGTAAAGTCTTTAAGAGACAACATAATCCGACAAACAGATGCCGTTATTGCGCAGGCAAGGGCATACGATGAAGTTGGCAAAGCACAACAACTAATTGAAAGAAAAGGCGTATCTTTTGGCGATGTGGCTGGTCAAGTTGCTGCGTTAAAAGCGGCGCGTAGCGAGTTAGACGGTGTTCTCGCATCGCAAAAAGCCATTGCTGAAGCAAAAGCTGAAAACGACCACTGGAATGCGCTCAATGCGCAAAGAATTACAGAAAACAAAAGGATTGAGCTTGAAGCAATCCGAGCAGGGAAAGAGGCAAAAGCAGCATTGCAAGCGCAAGACGAGCGCATGTTCAAGGTTAATGCTGTACTTGTTGCAGAAAAGAAGCGCATTGAACTAGAGGCTATTCGCGCCATACAGGCAGAAAATGCTCACTATGATCAATTGAAAAATCAATGGGCGGCTAATGAGGCAAAACGTGTTGCAAAAGAAGCAGCCGATCTAAAAGCCTACCAAAACTCAGTTAAGAGTGCAGCACTTGAGCTTGAGGCAACTGGTAAAACTGCATCAGAACGAGCAGCCATTCGCGGTAAGATTTTTGGCATACCGCAAGATGAAATAAACCGTCAAGTTGCTGGTCTAAAAGCTATTGAGCAGCAGATCGCCAAGACCAACCCACGCTTTAATGAAATGGGGCTGACGGCAAAAGGCACAGCCGCCGCCCTCCGCCAAGTCCCAGCACAATTCACCGACATCATTGTTTCGCTGCAAGGCGGGCAAGCGCCTCTCACCGTACTGCTACAACAAGGCGGGCAACTGAAGGACGTGTTCGGCGGCGTTGGTAATGCGTTCAAGGCGCTGTCAAGCTACGTCATCGGACTGATCAACCCGTTCACATTGCTGGCTGCTGCTGCCGGTACGGTTGGCTTTGCCTATTTCAAAGGAAGCCAAGAGATTGATGCCTACAACAAGGCATTGGTTATGTCTGGAAACGCAATTGGCGCGACTACCGGGCAGTTGAAATCAATGGCGCAGGTTGCCAGCAAAACCACCGGGGCAACCATGGGGGCAACGTCAGACGCAGTGGCACAACTTGCAGCGTCCGGAAAAGTTGCAACCCAGAACATGGCGCAGTTTGCCGGGCTTGCTGTCAAGCTGCAGCGCGAGGCAGGCATTGCTGTTGGGGACACTGTAAAAGCGTTTGCCGACCTTGCAAAAGACCCTGTTTCTGCCAGCGAAAAACTCAACGAATCCACCCGCTACCTCACCGCTGAAATATACAACCAGATCAAGGCGCTGAAAGACCAGGGCGACAACCTGGGCGCTGCTGCACTTGCCCAACGCGCTTATGGCGATGCAATGAACGACCGGCTACCAGACCTGACGCAAAACCTGGGCCTTGTTGAAAAAGCGTGGCGTGGAATTATTGATACAGCCAAGTCCGCATGGGACGCCATGCTAGGTGTTGGCCGGGCAGACACTGCAACTGACAAAATAAATTTACTGCGTGAACGCATTGCCGACACACAAAAGAACCTGGCCTATAACCCAGGTTTATTTGGCGCTGACTTGAGAAACATGCAGGCTGAACTCGCCAACTTGGTCGAAGTAGAGCGATTGGCAAAACGCACAGCAGGGATAAAAGCCGACGCAATCAAACAGGACGAGGCAAGCATTTCGCTGGCCAAGGAGGCTGAAAAATACGCCAGCAACCAGGTCAAGTTGCAGCGTGAAATTGCACAAGCAAAATCCAAGTACGACAACTCGAACCGCAGTGCGGCAGACATTGCCAATTACACGGCAACCGTCAACGGCTTGGTCAAGTCGCTAGGCGAAAAAGACAAAGCCGTCCGCACCGGGTCAAAGGTGATCAGCGAAGCCGAAAAAGGCTTGAAGCTGTACAACGACCTGATGGCCGTCAGTACCGGCCTGACTGCCAACTTTGCCGAACAGCAAGCCTTGCTTGCCGCCAAGTTTGCCAAAGACGGCAACCTGGACGAATACCGCAAAGGCCTGGAAGCCATCATTGCCAAGCAACCCTACATGGTCGCTGGCTTGAAGGCTGAGGCCGATGCCATCGCGGCCATTGACAAAGCCCGCAACAACTCATTGCTGTTGCACTCCAAAGAGCTTGAGTCACTTGGTGACAAGGCGCAGAAGCTCGAAGACGAAGTGACCCTGTATGGCATGTCCAAAGAGGCCATCGAGGAACTCACCACTGCCCGTATGCTCGACCAGATTGAGGTCTTGCGCGGCTTTGACAACTCAGCCGAGGAAATTGCCCGCATCGAACAAGTCATCGCGGCCCGCAAGCGTCTTGCTGCTGCTGGGACTGCCTTTGACTTCAAGAAGTCATCAGAAAAAGCAGCCAACGACATGCTCAAAGAGCAAAAGCGCGCCGCCGAAGAATCCGGCAAGTACTGGGAAGACGCTTTAATGCGCGCCTTCGAGTCCGGCAAAGGCTTTTTCCAGTCGCTGTGGGACACCATCAAAAACACCCTCAAGACGCAAGTGCTCAAGGTACTGGTGCAAGGCGTAGTCGGGTCGGTTGGTGTTGGCGCTGCTGGTGCTGCTTTTGCTGGTGGTTCTGGTGACCTGTTAGGAGTCGCCGCCAATCTTGGGAGCATTTACAACAGCTTAGTCGGTGGCGCTTCAGCCCTTGGTAACTTGGGCGCTACCAGTATTGCAAATGGCGTTGGCGCAGTTGGCGGGGACGCACTTGGGACGTTGGCCGCGCTTAAAGGCGGCGGTAGTTCCGGCATGGCTGCTTTGGGTACGGCGGCAAACTACCTTGGTGCAGCGGGCATGGGCGTTTTTGTAGGCGGCTTGATCAGTGGCGGGAAAAGCGCCATTGGCGGAAACAGCAACACTGCGGTAGTTGCAGGCACTGCCATTGGAGCCATTGTGGGCGGCCCGATCGGTGCCTTTGTGGGCGGCGCGATTGGCGGCGTTGTCAATGCTGCTTTTGGCCACGGTGCTACAGAACTCACCGCTAGCGGCACCCGTGGCACTTTCAGCGGCTCCAGTTTCTCGGGAACCAATTACGCCAATTACAAACAAGAGGGCGGCTGGTTTAGCAGCGACAGGAACTGGACAACAAATAGTGCTATCGACCCAGCCACCCTTACCGCGTGGTCAAGCGCTTTTGCAGGGGTTAAAGGCAGCATGGCTGGTATGGCTGAATCCTTGGGCTTGGCTACCGACAAAATCAGCGCCTACAGCAAAGCCGTTGACATTGCAGCGGGTACAACCCAAGAGAAAATCACCGCTATCTTTACAGGCATGGCAGACGACATGGCCCGCGCTGCCGCCCCCGGAATTAAAGAGTTCGGCAAAATTGGCGAAACAGCCAGCGTAACGCTAGAGCGCCTAAGCGGTAGCCTGACCACGGCCAACGCATGGCTGTCCATGCTGCGCAACCGCTTGTTTGACATCAGCCTAAGCGGCGCTGATGCGGCTAGCAAATTAGCCGATGCCTTTGGTAGTCTGGACAACCTTGCCGCCAGCAGCAAAGCCTATTACGACGCCTTTTACACCGAGGCCGAGCGCACCGCCATCAGCACCGAGAATTTGGCCAAGGCCATGGCGCTGATCGGTATTGCCATACCCGATACCAAGCAAGCATTCCGAGATGTAGTCAGCGGCCTAGACCTCACCACCGACTCCGGCCGCGCCGCCTATGCTGTGATGCTTGCGCTCGCGCCTGAGTTTGACGCCGCTTCACAAGCAGCAGACCGCATGGCACAAACCACGGCTAAAGCAATCATTAAAACATTCACTGGAAATCACCAGTTGCTACCGGCACTCAATGCCGCATCGCTGGCCATTGGTGATGTTGCCGATGGCGCGGGCAGCATGACCACCAGCTTGTCTTACATCAATAAAGTAATGGGTGACAGCAGCTCTGGCGTCATCACGCTGGGCGGCACAATTAGAACACTTG